CTCTACAATAAATTGCGTGAGTTCAGCTCTTCCCGTGTTGGTGAGTTTGTAAGTGCTATTTATAAGCCTTACCAGTCCGTGGTTCCAAACCTCAAATCGTGCTACGAAAAGTCGCGCGCTAAGGGTGGATGCCTCGGACAACTTACTGACAAAGGAGCTCTTATACGAGGTGAAAACCCCGTCGAGTTCCATGGGAAGAATCGTCCCGAACCTTTGGTAATTGGACTCTTTGGTCCGCCAGGGTCTGGTAAGACGACTATTCTAAGGAAGTTAGTTCATAGGATTTGTACGAATCTTTTTTCGGAAGTACCAGAAGAAGACATGTATTACTCTCGGTCACCTGCTACAAAGCATTGGGACGGCTATAATGGCCAACCTATTGCAGTATTAGATGATTGGGGGCAGGATCTTAATGATCCACATGATATACAGGAGTTTGTTCAGTTAATCTCAACGAATCCCTATATTCTTCCGATGGCTAACCTGGAAGAGAAAGGAACATATTTCAGTTCACCGATTGTTATCGTGACGTCGAATATTCCTTTTGGTTCTCCATTTCGTGATGGAGGTGGTAATAGAGTCGTAGTTGATCCGAATGCTATTTGGAGGAGATTTACTCACCCCTATTTAGTTGCTCGGTCAAAATATCGACAAACCACCATTTATCACTATGATATGGATTCCATCTTTCTAGATCAAACAGCAAATGCCGCAGAGATTCAAGAAAGTTCTCAACCAGTTATGCAGACTTATAGAACTCAACATTTTGAGAGTATGTTTAAGAATCAACAGGATTTTAATACCCTGCAACATTCAACAATGACACGATTAAATCGTAATGTCAATTACTCAATAAGTGATATGTGTTCACAAGCCTGTGCTTCCTTAATCCAACGTCTTGATCACCATCGAACCTGTCTGACAGGGGAATGGGTACAAGAAATTGGATCGATTCGTCTACGTTCTCATGCTAAAGAAGAGAGTGTCGATTTTGACCTGCACGAGTGCAGTTCTAGGCTAAGGCCAGGAATAGGAAGTTATATAAAATTTCCCCTAGCCCCACCTGATCGACTCCCTCTTGTAAAAGCTGTACCTCTCGCAGAACCTCTAAAGGTCCGCGTTATAACCGCCGGAGAAGCCGATACAAAAGTATTACAACCTCTCCAGAAAGTTATGTGGGCCTCCCTCGGAAACTTCAAACAGTTTAGTCTGACACATGGTGTCAAGGACATTCAACTGAGTGACGTTGAAGAAAGAGACGATCCTGAAATCTTCCACCGTATGGAGGCAGAAATCAATAGGATTTTTAAACGAGATACTGAGAACATTTGGTTGTCAGGCGACTATACAGCCGCAACTGATAATCTTCCCATGTGGGTTACGGAAGCCCTCATGGAAGGCATCTTAGATCACATCGACCATCAACCAACAAAAGATTGGGCTAGATGGGAGATTGGAC